CAACAACAGGAACGCTAACACCACAAGCAACCACCGTGGCAAAATCGGTTGCATTCTGCACCTCCGCTTCGTCGTTGGGCCTCGACTTGAGGCCACGGCAACTGCGGTTTGGTCTGTGTTCTATCACGCTCCCTTCTTTGGAAGTAGGTTTCCGGCTTCGCCGATGCGTACTCCCTTGCCGAAGCCAAGGTACCAGAGTATGTGTCTCATTGCATCGTTCGCGTGTCGCCAGTTCGTCTTGGGCTTCCTCAGTAAGTCAAGTTTGGCGAGTCGGTTGTCGTCCCAGAATGCCTTCCCCTGAGCCGGTGTCTGCCAGACGATCTCGACTTTGTTCTGCCTAGCCCACTCCTTGACGACACCGATCACCTCGACTGGAGACAGATCGACCTTCGGAAGTTGACGATGTTGGAACGACTCGCAGATGATAGTCAAGTCGATAGGGCCGTTCTGTCCCCACCTAGCCGTTTGAAGGAGGTCCCAGACTTTGTCTTGTGCGACTTGTCCTGAAGTATATCGTTCACCTACTGCACCCTTGGTGAATATTGCCCACCCAGTGGTAGCTCCAGGATCAAGGGCTAGGAGGCGCAAGAGGCTTCTCCACTCGTCGAATAGGAATGTCACCCAAGTATGCACGGCACTTCGGATTCGAGCACACGAGAGAGTTTACGTCCATGTTGCCCATGAGGACAAATCTCTCAATAGGACCGAAGTGTCCACCCTTACGCTTACACCGCCACCTCTGGAACCAGCTAGAGTGTCCCCACTCTGGTGCTGGTTCGTAGTCAGGAATGCCGTAACCGTTCATTCTTCCTCCAGAATGTGACGAATGTCTGGCGGGCGCCAATTGGGTCCTTTGAGGACTTTGCCGTCCTCACGGTAGATGGGCTTGCCATTCTCGTCAAGCTTTGACATATTCGAGTCATGCACCTCTTCGAACACTTCATCGATTGGGATGCCAAACTCGAGTGCCGTACCGTACGTGACAACGAGGAGGTCAGCAAGTGCATCTGCTACCTCGACGATATCACGTTGGCCGATAGCAAGAAGCAACTCAACGAACTCCTCCGTGATGAGGTTGATTCGGAGAGATACTCGTCCGTCGGGGAAGCCTGGCCTGTCAAGACTAGGGACGCCAAAGGCTCGATGGAACTCTGCAACCATCTCGGCGTTCGTCTTCACTCGAACCTCGCACCACAGTTCGGACAGTACCTATAGTCATCCGGTGTCTTAGTTCCCTCGGCTGTACGGTAGATGTGCTCACTGCAGTTACCACAGACCCAGTAGATGCGAGCAACACCCTTTGGTCCCTGGATCTCCATACGCTCCAACTTGGCATAGATCGAAGGTGTGGCTAGTGCTGGCATATCAGTATCCCTTCGGCTGCTTGACAGGTTTTGGCTTCTTTGGACCCTTCGGTTTGGCCATGGAGTTCACCTCCTCTATCTATTCTATAGCAACCACTTGTCAAAATCAAGGAGTGTTCTGTCGCTTCGCCCCGACGGCAAATCCAAACAGAAGTGAGGCGAGATAGAAGGCCAGTGTGAGGATCAGCCATCCTGCTACTGACAGGAGGATTTCCTTCTCGTCAGACACCTCTGTGATGAAGGCAAAGATGGCACTTACGAGTGCCGCTATCAGAAAGACGTTCATGTTTCACCTCCTTATAGACTTTTCTCTAACGGTGACTACTCGCAACCTCAACCCTAGTAAGCTCGATAGGTATACTCCATAGGTTAGAGAAGAATCTAAGTATGGAACTCCATAGAGATTCATAGCTCGTTGAGCAAGTCTAAACTTTGTGAAGAACTGACTCAAGGTACGCACGTGCCTCCTCGAGGGTTTGGAACATCTTGTCGGACTTCTTGCTGTTACATCTCTGGCACGCTGCCACGAATTTCTCGTTTCGTTGGGAGTAACTCCAAGGGACAAAGTGGTCCCAAGTAACGCGAACGTCACCTCCGAAAGGTCTGTCACAGTAGATGCAACATCGCGCCTGTTGTTCTAGTATCCGAGCCTGTTCTCCAGGAGAAGGAACCATCCTCTTCTTTCCTCCTGGGCCTTGAGGTAGAGGGACATAAGGTTCGTCAGTAGGCAAGAGCAATGCCATATCTTGTCCGCACCAGGCTCTTGTTGCATCCTTCGCTACCGGGTAGATCTTCCCACATCTAGGACAGACCATCGGCATGACTCTTCCTCTCTCGCACCTCGATGTTGGATGGACGGAAGTCTCGGTTGTTTCGGTTCTTGAAATAGACTCTCTCGTCGGAGTGTAAGGGTCTGCCAAGCTTCTTCTCTGCAACGATCCAATGCTTGAATGCCCATCCGTTCGAGGTCTTCACCATTGTGTAGCCGTTCTTGTTTATGGTCTCTGTCCCAATAGGCACCTTACTACCTCTAGGCATCTTTTTCCTTTTCATCGAGTGCCTTGTTCATCATGTCTCGGGAGATCTCTCGAAGGTTACTTCCGTCACCGGGTAGGACGATGTTGCTCCGCATCCTCCTAACTGCGCCGTAGACGTCAAGAGCGATCTTCTCTGCGACGTCTAGTTCCCAAACCATCGTTGCAGTTCCTGCAGGAGTCGAGTGGAAGACGACAACGTGTTCCTTCAGGACCAGCTTTGGTTCGCCACTTCCGTCTCCAGGATCCATCACTGGGAACTGTGCTCCAGTGACTGTAGTCTTGTGATCAAGAGGTGCCGGGTTCACCAATGGAACGCCCTGTGGGTGAGGTGTAGGCATCCCGCCCCTCTCAGGCTGCTGCGACATACGGACCTCCCTTGTACTCCTTCAGGTGGTAGCACACTCTATCAGGGCACCTCCCACGGTGTGATCCCCACTTGAGACCGACCTTGATTTCGATTGGTGTTGGACAGATGTCTCTGACGGGTGTATCTTCCATCACTTCGCGAACTGTGTATGCTACCTCTTCGAGGTACTGTCGGCGGCATTCAAAGACAAGAGAGTCATGTACTGGGATAAGCACAGCAGCCTTTCCGCGTAGTAGAGGTTCAAGGCGGATTGCACTTTGTAGATTGAGATCAGAAGCAGCAGATTGTGTAGGGAACGCAACTCCCTCCTTAGATACCATATGCCAATTCTCTCTTGTAACGAGCCAGAAGCGTCGCTTACGTCCGAAGTAGGATTCAAGGTAGCCGTTGTGACGGATCTGGCGGTGGATGTCATCCTGGTACTCCTTCACTTTGGGCATCTGTTGGTAGAACTCTCGGATCATTCGATAGCCCTCTGCAACTGGAAACTTGTGTTCATCTGCGAGGGACTTAGCTCCTCTAAGGTATAGGATGCCAAAGTTGACTGCCTTTGCCCGGAGATACTGTAGTTCCGTATAATCTTCTCCGAAGAACCGGTGGGCCACTTCCGTGTGAAACGACCGGTTTTGCCTAAACTGGTCAAGAAGCCATTCATCTCCAGATAGGATGGCGGCGAGACGAAATTCAATTTGGCTATAGTCAGCACTGAGTAATACGTTTTCCGGACCAGCGACGTAGAGGTCACGAATTTTGGATCCAGACGGAATGTTTTGAAGATTTGGATTCCTGCTGGAAAGACGGCCGGTGTCCGTGCCATGAAGGAGGAATGTAGTATGGACTCGACTTCGAACCAGGCGCTTAGCAAGTCCGACAACGTATGTGGAACGTAGCTTGGCTTGCTGACGATAGTCCAGAAGCTTGCTAACGAACTCTCCGATTTCTCCTCCATGCTTCTCCTTTATGGCTTGTAGGTGTTCCTTGTCTGTACTCTCCGTGTCGATGTCATAGACGTCATCAAGCATTGCTTTGATCTGCTTCGGAGAGTTCGGGTTCGCTACCCACTGTTCTAGTTCCTTCCGCTTAGGTATCAACTCCTCCCACAACTCGTCTGCCAGTTCATCTAGACGGTCTCGGTCGACCTTAGTACCCAAGTACTCAGCCCTACCAAGTACATCACTACCCGGAATCAGAAGCTCGTAGTAAGGCCGCTCGACACCGTCTGACTTCATCTCAGATTGGAGAGGATCCACCAGCCTATGAGTAACATCGGCATCAGCAGCATTATACTGATGAAGAATATCAGGAGGCAGATAACGAAGAGACGCCCCAGTACGAGGAAGAAAACGACGGGTATCCGTTTTGTAAGCCGGTGCTCCCAGTATCTCAACCGCCAGTTGTTCAAGGTCATGTGTACCTTTCCTCTCATCTGTGCTGTAGTGCATTAGCATCGTGTCTTCGTCAACGCGGGCGTTCGTGACACCAGACCCCCACAGGGGCTGAATATCGAACTTACCGTTCTGGTATGTCCAACGAAGACGGTTGTCAAGGAAGGTATCGTTCAATTGTGCCCAAAAGTTTGGAGTCAATACCTCTGGGGTGTAAACAACGGCAGCTCCTGGTCTCGATGAGATACCTGCACATAGCCACACTGGGTTCTTTAGATCGACTGCACCTTTGATTGCTTCGATGTCAAGCTCTGCGTCGAAGGTTATGATGCCTCCGTTACCAGCTGCCTGTTCTACTTGCTTGCTGAGGAGGTCCCTTGCTTTGACTTCGTTGTCGACCACCTGGTATTTAGTGTGTTCCCATACAACCTGTACAGCATTGATCTTTGCGACATCTTTGAGGATGGACGGGAAATAGTCAGGTGTCCGGAGTGCCGCCGCTGGGTGGAATGTAGGGATGACATGAACTCCAGATCCCAAGTACGGCGACGCCAAGTCTGGTTCAGTCCGAAGTTTACTAATAGCAGTCCGTGAGGCCAGAAGTGACTGCGCAGCTGTAGCTCCCAACGCGAGAACACTCTTGGCTCCTGTACCCCGAAGCTCCTGGATGAGGCGATTGTGACAGGCCCCAATCTCTTTTGTCGTTGGTGTCCGATTGTCTGGGGGGCGACATAGGACGACGTTTGTGACATAGGTCTCCTCTCGTTTGATTCCGTGGTACTTGAGGATGTTGTTGAGGAGTTGTCCGGAGACTCCGGAGAAGGGAACTCCTGTTGCGATTTCTCCTGCACCGGGGGCTTCTCCGACGACCGCAAGAGCCGCGCTGTTCGGTCCGCTTCCGGGAACATGCTTCATCTCCTTGAGTGGACATTCGTCACACTTGGCACCTGGTGCCTTCTCCATTTACGGCCCCTTGAAGATCCTACTCTTTGTCTCAAAGCCTTCTTCAGGTAAAGGGAACTGAAGAACCTTTGCATCTTGTTCGCCTCGAGCCCACGTGAGATAGGTTCTAACATTATGGTCCGTGATTACTGGCATTGGGTCGTCTGCGTTGTTGAACTCGAGTGCTGGGATTGCATCACGGAAGTCAGATAGTAGACCGCGTTCTGGATGAAGAGCTACTCCGTACTGGCCGAAGCGAACAGGTGCCTTGCTATCGACTCCACGGATCCACTTGTAGCGAGTCATATCCTTGACTTCGAGAGGATTGCCCCATGTGCCTAGGAGATGGAATTCCTTATCGAGGCGGAGCATTGGCTCCTGCTCTAGTCGTTGTGCTGCAACGAACCGTCCACCACGGATGAACTTAGGCAACCCGATTGTGTCAGCGAACGGAAGGTTCCTGAGCCACAGGAAGCTCGCCCACCAGTCTTCAAAGACTCTACCTTGTCCCCACTGGGGAACAACCATCAGCTTCATGTCAGGGTAGAGCTTCTTCAGTTGTGCACCCTTCTCCATTGCCCAGAAGTGTGTCGTAGGAGGATCGCGAGGAAAGTCTTGACAGACAAACTCTGTAGGACGAACAATGTCGATGGCGCGATAGAGCTGAAGCTCGTTCATTGGCTCACCAAGTTCGATGATGGAGTTGTCTAAGATGACGTACTCACCACGATCGGACGCTTCACGATAGAATGTGGAGTAAGGATTCTCATCTTGGCATAGATGAGCAAGACACAGATGGTACTTGCTTCTGGCTGCGTACCTCTTCAAGAGGCCAGTTGGTGCAATGACAGCCGTCTTCATTCAGCCCCCAATCTCTTGAGTTCTCTGTCTACGTACCAACGTGCTTTCTGCAGGTCTAGAACTGCGTCCGTTCCTTCCTTGAGTCCGGATCGCCACAAGTACTTGATGGCGTTCCCTACACAGAAGTTGAAGTGCTCCGTGATCTGGATGGTCTCAACTCCACTTGGGTGCCGATTGTAGTGTGCAGGGTGATTGACGTTATCACCTTCTTGGAACGGCTGGTCTAGTACGTTACCTTCTACCATTCATCCCCCTGACTAGGCTGAAGAATTCGTTTCGCGCGGCTGGTCCCTTTTCGGGGTCGAAGAAAACCCCTGCCAACGCAGAAGTCGTAGTAAGGTGGTCAGGCGTCTGGGCTCCTCTAACCGCCATACATAGATGATGACCTTCAAGGACAACGATGACCCCCTTTGGCTCGAGATGCTCCACCAGGAAGTTCTTGATGTCATTGGTCATCTCCTCTTGGAGATTGAGACCTCGCATGAAGTACTTCACTGTTCGGGCGATCTTAGATAGTCCTGCAAGAGTAGAGTTCGGCAGGTACCCGATGTGGGCACTGCCGTAGAACGGCAGAAGGTGATGTGCACATAGACTGTAGAACGGGATATCCTTGACGATGATCATCTGGTCGATGTCGTTGTTCTCGAAGGTTGTGAA